TTTCCATCCGATATAACCGTAAACATAATTGTGTCAGAGTTTATAAACTCGTACACTGTGATTAATGCTGACATATCCACATACTGCTCAGTTCCATCATCCAGGGTAATTACCAAACGTTCATTGGCATAATCATAACTGAAATTAACAGCCAACTTCTCCAGCTTGGTATTTAGGGTAATAGTTTCTCCATTATACCGAGTAAAAGTTACAACTCCTGTATTCTCATCATAAGAAGCTTCCTTTAAAAGCTTGGAAAGATTTGTTAAATTAGCTTTGGTTGTTTCATGACCTATAATACGGTTGTCCAGCTCATCAAGGGCAGCATCCATCCGATTAAGATTTCTTTCATTTACAGGAGTATCTTCACTCGGATAGTTCATCCATATGATTCTGTAATACGCCTTCTGCACCTATTTCCCCCTCCTCTTCTACTTTGATTTTTCTATCATTTTCTTGAGCCATTCTCGCAACAACCTGCTTATGCAATTCGTCTTCGGTTTCCGTCTCTATTTGAGTGAGAATGTTTAGAAATACAAGTCTCTTAACTTCCATAGGCAATTGTGATTGATTTGTAAAATCAATTATTTTATTCTGAAATTCTCTTATGCCTAAGCTATCCATATATTTTTCCTTTCTTAAGGTAATTCTGAGCCAACATACTTTGCGCAAACATGAAGGACGCCGTCAATGGTAGTTACATAAAACTTATAATCTCCCATTGTGATATCTTTTGTTACTAATTTCCCGTAATTTCGAATATCATTTGAATATAATATCTCTAATTTGTTTGATACGCTTGATATTTTTCCTGCTTTTACATAGCCCTTAGAAGCCCAATTTTCAACTTCCATATATTTGGTTACTAATTTTTCTGCAACAACCAAATTACCAATAAATTCATCAGATTCTACAATGCCTTTCAAATTAATTTTTTTAGCATCTATAGTAATTTCTTCCGCAGTTTGATTAATGGATGATATCACACCGTCTTTACTGACTTTTGATTCAATTGCTTCTGCATTTATCGATATCGAAGAAGATAACGCACTTTCTGCATCCGACGCACGTTTTACCTCAGCTGTAATACTATCCGCAGTTTGCGTTATTTTACTTGATAGCGTTCCCTCGGCTTCTGTCGCACGCTTTACCTCAGCTGTAATACTATCCGCAGTTTGCGTTATTTTACTTGATAGCGTTCCCTCTGCTTCTGTTGCACGCTTTACCTCGGCAGTAATACTATCCGCAGTTTGCGTTATTTTACTTGATAGCGTTCCCTCGGCTTCTGTCGCACGCTTTACCTCAGCTGTAATACTATTTGCATTCTGCGTAATCCGGCTGGAAAGCCCCTTCTCAATATCAATAATCTCTGACTTGGTTTCTTCTATCGTTCTGGTAAGAATATTTGCTTTGCCCTTAAGCTGTAAAAGACTCTTATGGACAGAATTAACATCTTCTCGCTGGTGCTGTTCTCCCTCTGCATCGTAGGTATCATGTAACGCCTGGATTCCCTTTAAGGTACGCTGGAGAATGTAGGTATAAATAATCTCATACCGGGTACTAAGCTTTATACCATCCCCTACCTCTAGGCAAGGGTTTCCTTTGGCTTCCACATGAGCCGGACGGTACCACACCTTTGATATGACGGAATAAAGGTTGGCTGCAATGGTACGCAGTTCCTCAGAAGACTTACCATACACAAGGAAGTTTCCTTCGACAATGTAACAATTGCTTCCGGTTCCATGTATGTAACCAATGTCCCCCTCTTCCTGTCGTATCTGGAGCTTATTTATACAAGCGGTTGTATAATCCTGATAGGTCGCCTTGGTATAATAACTCTTCCCTATCTGCTCCACATTCATGGGGTCTGACGGGTATAAATCATCCCGGGGATATAACGTATCTGATGGGTACAAACCCTCTTTCATTTCCTTTAGGTGTATGTACTGAAATTTGCCGTCACGTCCAATATGACCAAAACAACCGTTTATTTCACATATGGCTGTAATAACCATCTTTCCACTAAGCTCTGAGGGTTCTATGGTCTTTGTTATTATCATGGAGTCATTAACAAGCTCCACCTCTTCCTGTTCAATGCCAAAATAGGCAAGGAAGCTACTCCGAAACTCTTTTAAAGTAACAGTGCTATTTTTATCCGGAAGAATAGTGTTGAACCAATCCGTTACATCTGCAATGAGTATGTCATACATGGCATCATAGGCAACAATATCCCGGTACCGTCGGTCTGCTGTGGGCTTGTCTGAACGAACTTTGTATTCTCCAAATGAAAAAGAGACATCGGAATTTTCTCCTAATGTCTCTGAAACTTTTAACCATTTGTCTTTTAATGGAACAACTACATTTGAGATTTTGAATTTTACCAAACAGGCTTCACATGCTCCGAACCGAAAGGGCTTTGAGGAACACAAATACTCTGTTAATTCAAATTCCTCTTCATGCATTTCATTGCATGTGATAGGAAGTCCACCCTCATATTCTATCTTTACATGTTTTATTACCCTTTCCTGCTTATACAAATCAGCATATTTATACCCTATCATATCAATATTCCTCTAGTGTAATTGTGGTTTTATCATAACGGATTCTTCCGCCACGTGTATTACGATGTTTAAATACCGGTCTTTCCATCTTAAAATATCCGGTTTCATAAACTGCTTTCACATCATTCCAATATTCAACCAAAATATCGGAAAATTGCTCCCATATACTACTCAAGTCCCTCTGTTCCTGCTCCGACCTCTCTCGTATATCAAAAGAAATATGCATCGTCACTCTGGGACTCAATTCCTCGTGCATTTTACCATACCCATCATGATAATCATATAATACTCTTTGTTTTTTGTAAGAAGAATAACTCCCCTGGGCTATGAGATTGTCACTTACAATTTTTTCATTTATTTTTACTCTATATCCCTTATACATGGTAACTCTCCTATACAAATGCACTCTCGCCGCCGTGGCAATCTTTCCATATTTCATTTGATGCCTGCACCGACTTAAATACACCGCTTTCGTCTGCTTCCACAAGCACCCTGACAACAATTTCATCCACTGCTTGCTTTGCTGCTTCGTAAACATCATTTTTACTTAATGTATTCCCGTTGTAATCCAAAGGGCGTACCCTTGCGCCTGCCGGCAAATCCAAAAACTCAGGACCTCTCTCTCCAACAAGAACAGTTCCACCATCAACAACAGTCCCACCCTGATATAAACCTGGTATATTCGGGATATGTGGGATACTCGGATGCCAGGAACCACCGCCCAGCCAACTCGGCATATCAAAACCAATCCCATTAAATCCACTTATCATTTCATTAATGGCATTAATCGCAATATTCAGTAACCCAATGATTCCATTAAGCGGAGCTTTTGCACTGGCAAGCATATACTCCCAAGTTCCACTCAGAATTTGCTTCACGCCGTCCCAGGCGCGCTCCCAATCGCCGGTAAACACACCGCGTATAAAATCTATCACGCCATTAAAAATTTGTTTCACAGCGTTCCAAATATTTTCTACATTTTGAAAAAATGCGTTCAGATATCCACCTAATATAGGACCGAACATTTCTTCCCAATCTGTGGCGAATACGTTTTGTAGAAAATCATCAACTTTTTGCAAGATTACTTGTATTTCATCGCCTTTCGTCGCTATCAGTGCCACAAGCCCTACAATTGCAGCAATCAGCAACACAACCGGATTTGCTGCTATAAAAGAAAAAACACTTGAAAACGCGCCGGACAATGATGGTAACGTGCTTCCCGTTAATGCACCCATTAATCCTGACATGCTGGATATACCGGATGATATACTGCCAATGGAAGAAAGCACCGGTCCTAATATTGCAACCAATGCAATGGCACTTAGAATAAACTTCTGTGTACCCTCATCCAGACTATTGAACTTTTCTAATGCTCCAGCAACAATTTCTGTTACCTGTGTAATTACCGGCATGATAGTCTCACCCAAAAGCGCTAACTGCTCCTGCATTTCTGCATTTGCAAGATTATTTTCTACTAGGGCTTGGTTATTTTTCTGCCAGGCTTCTCCCGCCTCGGCAAGTCCCTGATTGGTTAACTGCTGTAAAATCAAATCAGCTCTTCCAGCGGCATCTCCTATAGATTCCAATTTTGTATTAAACTCATCCTCGGATACTCCTGCCCAATTCAGCACGTTTGCAAATGTTCCTGTTACTTTTCCCACTTTTGCAGTTTCATTGATAGCCTCAGCTAAGCCATCTATCGGAATGGAATCCCCATACTTTGCCCAGCCCCCTATCGTCGCATTGGTTAATTCATTTAACTTTTCCTGTGACAATCCTAAGGCCTGCAAATTGGCTGTAGTAGTGACTGCTGTCTGGTCGTCTGCAAGCACTCCATATAATGTTTTATAAGTTTTTGCAGTCTGTTCAGCAGAATATCCGGCATCCTCAGAGGATACTTCCAAA